TACTCTTCGTAGTTACTATTATTAATCCAAGGTATTACTGCAACACCTAGACCATCATAGTCTAGAACAGTTGGCTTCATTATAATATTTACATTAGTGGTAAAATAACCAAGCAGTTCTTTGAGGCTACACAACTCATTAGTATTTTTGAAGTAGACATCATGATTTCCGGGTATAATATCCATAGTAATACCGGCATCACGCATAGGCTCAAGAAAATGCTTACGATTAGCATTAAGAGCTTTGAAGTTGACGAATTTTCTGTGTTCATAGTAATCACCTAAGTGTAATATTTGTGTTATGTTATGTTCTTTTAAATAAGGAAAAAATATCTCATTATAAAATCGCTCTTGATATTGTAAAAATATATCGCTGCTATTTCTTACACCACAATGTGTATCGTTTAAAATTGCTATCTTCATCTTTGCTTAGCTAACTTTACCATTCTTCTTTGTGCTTTAGAAATTCTTCTATGAGCTAAATTAATTCTTCGCATTTGTTCTAATACTAACTTTCTACGAATCTTTCTTTTAGAATCATTTTTAAGTCTTTTATTCATAACACGTATGTGTCTTTTGTTTTGGTTTGTACTTACTTTTTTCATTACATAAACAGCTCGAGTTTTTCTTTCTCTCGCTTCTTCTCCTCTTTTGCAAATTTCTTAATGGCTTCATCTTTAGTACGGATTGTACCAATTCTTTGTCTTAAGGTGTCTACATAAGCCATTGTTTGTTCAGCACCTTCATTATCCATACCCATTGCAACAAAATCTTCAATACCCATTTTCTCAATGAACTTAAATTTGATATCTTGTTGTTTCTTTTCTTTGGTGATTCTACGGATAAATGCAAAGTAACATATTTGAGTAAAGTAACTAAATGCATTTGGTTTACCTGTTCTTGTAGCTGTTTCAATATTATAATTGCCAATAGCTCTTAGACAGTTTTCAACTGCATCCATTACCATCTCTTCTCTATAAGTGTACCTCACGAAGTTCGGTCTGTGAGACAGGCCTTCTGAGATTCTTATGAAACATCTTGCAATATAATCAGGAACTGTAGGAACTTTCTTATCAGCTTTTCTACACTTATGTGCTTCAACCGCATAATCCATTACTGCTTGTGAAAACTCTTTATTGTTTACGTAGTGTGGTTTATCTTTAGGTTTGACTTTAGTCATATATTTTTCTCCATAATGTTATATTATACCATACTTTCAAGCATTTGTACACATAAAAATTAATTTAATTTATTTTAAAAAAACTGTGTACATTTACTCGTTTTTATGATATAATAATATAGTTATCCGGGGAGGATAGAGGTATACTAAATTAATGAATAGTACGTTTCTTATCCAAGTCCGAAATACCATCATCAGCATATTCATTAACCAGACGGTCCTCATACTCTTCAAGTAGTTCTTGGTCTGTTCTAGTATCTGGCACTGTGATAGGTGCATCCATCTTAAGAGCAAAATTAACATACGTATCTTTTATAGACTCTGCTATTGGTACGTGCTGTATTATTGAACTCTTAAGTACTTTAAATTGTTTTGATTCAGAAAAAGGAAACCAGGCAGTAAATTGTATTCCACCCATTAATCCAGGATTTAATCTTACTGGTCTTTCTATAATAAAATTATCATCATTCTTTACAGCAAGCAATCCAATGATTTCTTCGCCATTCATGAGTTTAAAATGTCTTATATTTAATCCTTCCATTTATATATTTATATCCCACATTTTATAGTTAAATCTTTCTCTTGAATATATTTTAATTCTTTCTGCTGCATGTTGTAGTGTATAATTCTTTTGATTTTTCCAGTGTAAGTCATCAGCAATATCGTATACTTTTGTATTTCGGCCGTCTTCGCTTTTTCTTAATCCTCTTCCGATACTTTGAAGGACCCTAATTTGCGACTTAGATGGAGAAGCAAAGATAATATTATGTAAATTCCTAATATTAATACCAGTGCTAAAAGTTCCAATGGAAGCAACAATAATGGCGTTCTTTTCCTTTTCAGTAATCTCACGGATTGATTCTCTTGTATCGACATCTGTTTCTCCTGAAACATAAAAAAGCTTTCTATTATCTTTGATTTTTTCTTGTAACATAGAATGCATTGGCTTACCATGTTTCTCTACATACTGAAATAATATGAGTGTATTACCTTCTTGGTCTAAAGCAAGATTAGTAATAAAATTATTTCGAGGTTCATACTTAACAATAAAATCTAGCTCCTGTTGATATTTATTCTTTATTAACTCTTTACATATCTCTTCTTTATATTTAAGTAATATAATATCAATATCCATTTGAGATAGATTGTCACTATCCATTAAAGCTTTTGTTGTTGTGACTTTATATACAGGACCAAACAATCCTTCTAATACTAGCTGATGAGTTTGAGTTCCATCTAATGTTCCAGTTGTGCCAATACGATATCTAGCATTTACACATTTCTCTAATATTGATGTAAGTGACTTAGCTTTAAAATTATGTGCTTCATCACCTATTACCATACCAAAATTAGAGAACCAATTGCTTGGTAACTTATAAACTGATTGCCATGTTGATATAATAACTCTTTGTTTTACACCAAACTTTTCGCGTCCTGAATATATTCTATGACATGCTTCTTCATGTGACCAACTATCTTTGGCAGAATAATCACCAAAATCATTATACATTTGTTCTACCAAAGATGTTGTAGGTACGATAAGTAATATTTGGCCATCATAGTGTTCTAAAAAGAATCGAATGGCTAAATATATAATTAAACTCTTTCCAGATGCTGTTGGAGATAGTAATAACCTCTTTTCATCTGATAACGCGCACGAGAGTGCATCTAATTGATAATCCCTTGGGGTTATACCTACTCCATTCACGGAAAGCCCTAATTTCTTAGTATAGGCCTCTAAAGCCCTTGTTTGTGTTAAATGTGCTATATCTAAAGCCCTTACCTCAGGGCTTTTAATTTTATACCCTCTTACATCACAAAATTCTTTAAGATATTGTAAAAGTCCACAGTATAATGTCTTCTTTCGAGTATCAAATAATCTTATTTTGCCGTCCCACATTCTATTACGATACGCAGGCATAAATTTATAACCAGGAACAAAGAACTGAAAATGTTCTGATAGTTCCATTTCAATTGAAGGGTCACATTCTATATTCAAGAAGACCTCATTCTTCTTTTTAACGGTTACAATATCCATTAGATTCCGCTGGTGAATTTCCTCCACTCAATCATGTTCTTTATATTCTGATGTCTCCACTTTACATTTTCAAGTATTTCTTTTAATGTAGAACAAAGCTCTTCTAAGTATTGTATCTTTGCTTGATGCTCTTGTATTACAGAGTCTGAATCATAATAATAATCCATATCACCTTTTAATACAGTTAAACCATTCAGCGGGTCATAGTCCCAGCCTTTTTCATCTATTTGTTCTTTAGACATCTTACCATTATAATGTAACCATTTGTCTTTAAGAATGACTTTAAAATCAAGCTCGGCCTTTTTAAGTTTCATTCGATTTACAGAAAGTAATTCGAGATATTTTCCGTGGAGCTTAGCTGAATCTCTTGATGATTCATCTAGATTCATTTCATCTATAATTGAATCTTTCTTCCACATTTCTAGTATTGATTGCAAATTATTCATAATATTATTATACCATATTTTTAGTGATTTGTACAGGTATTTTTATACAAATTCGAAGTTAGTGTATTGAAAGCTAATATCCATTTGAGCAAATTCGATACTATCGGCTTGTGCATCAAACTCTATTGGACTCATACTTACTGGAAATACACCATTGAATTTTACTTCTTTAGCAACATTATTATGTGATGTTAATATCAACAATGTCGCATCTACCTTTTGGTCTTCTGCATTATTTGTTTGTATTAAATTATGCATCCAATCAAATGTTTCAATATAATTATCTAAATTTTCTGTTATATTGATACGTAATGATAAGTCTTCAAATGTAAGCCTATCACCTGTAAAAGATAAATTTACTCCACGATATGGAGTATCAACAGCAACTAAACTTAATCCAGGCAATGTAGCACCAACAGCAAAATATTCTAAATTGCCATAATTGTTGCTATTGATTTTAAACTGAAATCCTACTGGACTTAAGAAATTTTTATTTGTAGTTACTGTTCCCATATATCTATTTATAAAACTTGTGGGGTCAGTCGATGACCCCGATTAAATTACTTCTCGTTTACAAAGTCACCTAATGCTCTTGCAGTAGATATTACTTCTTCAACAGAAACAAATTGATTATCTAATGACTTTTTATCATTTGGAAATGTATCGTTGTGGTTGAATATAGCATCATTGTTTCTATGAATGTTTCCTGTTAGAATACCTTCTGCTAGTGAGAGTAAATCGGCTCTTATTTCATAACCGCTTTTCGTTGCGTTTGACATAATTATCCTCCTGTGTGTATGTATTTTATTATGTACTATATTATATATAGCCAAAAAAAAGGGACTCCGAAAAGTCCCTTTAAAGAATTAGATTTAACTAACTACGGTTTACACCATAATGTCGTCAACTCTGAAGATTCTGAAGTACTGGTTAGCACGGTTTGTACCGGTGCCATCAGCAGCTACGAATGGATTTGCAACCATACCGTATCTTGTTTTGAATCCCATTCTTGGTTGGAAGTCATTCTCACCAACTGCTTTAACCATTGTTAAAGGTACGTAAGGACAGTAGAACATACCAGCGTCATACGGGTTAGTTCCTCTATAACCTACACATACAAAATCAACAGTAGCATATGGGTCGATGTAGACTTTAACTCTTCCGTTAAGAACACCAGCAAAAGTATTACCTGTGTCATCAACATTTAAGTTAGCAGCTAGAGCTGGAGTATAATCCAACATTCCAGCAGCAGCCAAAGCTGAAGCAACGTCTGAAGAACAGATAATAAAGTTACCTTTTCCTCTTCTTGTTTCTTTAGCAATAACGTTACATTCTCTTTCGATTTGCATGATAAGACCTTTAAATCTTTCTACCATCCATCTTCCGTCGGAGTCTGTGTTTACATCAAATACACCACTTAGTGCAGTTGAAGTTTGCAAAGCGCCAATTTTAGCTTTTTGCAAAATAGTTCTTACAACTTCTCTGTTGATTTCAGCAAGAATTTCTGCTGATAAGATATTAGCAAGTTCGCCTTCTGCATCCAATCCGTGGATTGCTTTAAGGTCTTGTGCTAATTCCATTGTGTACTCAGCTTTTAAAGCTCTTGACTTAGCAGTAACAGTTGATTTCTCGATTGAGAATGCCATCTCACCGAAAGCACCGTCACCAGTCTCACCAACACCCAATCTCTCAGCAGCACTTGTAGCAAGTCCTGTACCAAGAGTTGACACTGTGTCAGATTCGTCAGCGATTGTACCGTCTGTATCAGCATCAGTTACACCACCTAAACCAGTTGGTTCAGCTTGATGTGTACCTGTTCCTGAGAAGTCAGTATCAGCTTCGTTAAATAAAGCTTCAGTACCGCCTTGTGTTGAGTACTTAGATTTCATTGCAAAGATAAGACCAGTTGGTCCACTCATTGGCTGAACGCCAGCGATATCATAAGCAATTAAGTTTGGCATTGCTCTACGAACTAAAGAGATTAATACTGGGTCAAATGAACCAATATTGTTACCACCAATATTATTGGCAGCTGCAGCTTCAGAAATATAATTTCCTTGTGCTTGAGCTCTTTCTTCTTGTAGGGCAATCTCTTGGTTTTCTAACAATCTAGCTGTTACAGCTTTCTTGTAGTTGTCTTGGATTGCTGGAGCTGATTCGTGTTCTAGAACCGGACCCCACTTTTCCATTAAGTTTTTATCTGCGTTAAACATTTTTATGTTTCCCCTATTTTTGATAATGTGTTATAGCTTGTGAGTATTTAGCCATAGTATCAGAAACGTCAACGTCAACAGTTCCTTCTCCTAATAAGCTATCTACCTCATCCACTGATTCAACTGAATCATTTTGGAAGTAAGATTCTTTAACAGTTTTCACTTTCATTTCGAAAGATTCTTTGTTATCGAATTCTATATCTTCTACTAATGATGCTAGTTTCTCAGCTTCAGTTTCTGCAAGCCCTGAAGATTGTTCTCTTACTACTTCATTCTTTTCAAAGTTTTGAATTGAATTATGTAATCTGATATTATCTTCTGTGGTTTTGTTTAAAGTCTCTTCTAGTTCAGTAACTTGTTCGTTGAGTTCGTCAACTAAGTCATCCTTACCTTCAGGTACTTCGATATAGTGTTCTGTAAACACTGATTGAAGTGAAGTCATAAAGTCTTCAGCAATTTCAGTCCTAAGACCGTTAGTAACTGCTAATTCGTTTTCTGACATCCATCCTTCGACTACATAGTTAAGATATGAATCTACCTTTTCTACTAGTGAAGATTGAAGTTCAGTTACTTCTTCTTCTAGATTTTGAGCATATTCTGCTTCAAGCCTTTCAACTTCTTCGCTTAACTTACTTGTAAGTACTGCTTCGAATATTGCACCAGCTTTTCCACGGAACCCTTCAGACAATGTAGCCTCTTCTTTGATGATTGCGTTTAAGTCTTCATCGAAATCAATTGCTTCAACCTTAGCTTTCGCTTTTGGTTCAGGCATTTTAGATACTTTGTTTTCAGCATCTTTAGATGTTTTCAATTCTGGCTCAACACCATCAACTTTAACTAATTGTGCGTAAAGTTTTTTTGCTTCAGTTGCGTTTGCTTTCTTAAGCATATCGACTGCAGCCTGAATGACGCCAGCTTTAGTTTTTGGAATTTCAACTTGAGGAGCTTCTTCTTTCACTTCCTCTTCGTCTTCATCTTCCATCTCTTTTACTTCTTCGTCATCATGTTTAGCTTCTTCAAGAGTTTCCTCGTCTAAAATTTCTTCATTTTCTACGAGCTCTTGCTCAGCTTCAACAGTCTCTACTACTTCTTCAGCGTTATTTAAAACGTCGTCTGACATAATAGTCTCCTATGATTTTAGATTTAATTTAGAGAGGAAATTTTTAAAAGCTCTTATTTCAGCTTCTCGTAAATCAGCACGAGGAGCGCTTTTAATTTCAGTCTCAATTTCTTCAATATCTCGTTGACGAATGAGTCCGTTGTCCCATACCCATTCAACACCTTCCATCACTCCATTTACAAACGCACTTGGAGCACTTGGGTCTTGAACAATATCTACAGTAGATAACATAAAGTCATCTCCCACATAACTGACTCCGTTCTTCTGAACGAGACTTCCCATACCACGACTTGAAACACCAAGCTTAACTCCACCCTCGAGTAGTCCTTCGACTATTTTTCCCATAGGGGTTTTTAAGATTGATGCCTTTCCTACAACATCATTTCCCTGCCAATGGAGGTCTGTGATTTTGTGTGAAACTTTATCAAGATTTACTGTTGGTCCTTCTGGATGATTTAACTCTCCAACAGCTCTTCCTGTTTTAACTTGTTCGGTAACATACTTTTCTACGGCTTTCTCCATAGTTCTCTTTTCGTATATTCTACCATTTCTGTTCTTTTTATTCGATTGCATGAACACACCTTCGATATAATAGTCCTTAGAACCATCTTTCTTTTGTTCACAAATCGTTTCTATATTTTGTTCTACGTATTCTGTAATTAATTTCATTTACATACCTAGTAATTTAAGCATATCATTTGCTGCATTTTGTGCTTCTTTTTCGTTTTTATAGTCGTTATCTAATAACTCACTATCAACGTACACTGCATATTTAGAACCTTTTTTAGAGATAACAACTTCTTTGTCTTTTTTCTTACCAGCTTTATAGGATTTGACTTCTTTTTCGCCACCTTTAAGCTTTACTTTTTCTCTTAATTCTACAAATGATAGCACGGATTTATTCCTCTGTTAGTTTTTCTTCAGCCTTACGCTGAACCATTCCTGAAGCAATTTCTATTTTCTTTGCATCAAGAGCTGCGGTCATTTTATCAGCTATAATAGTATTAAACTGTTTATTAGCTGCTACGTTATTACCATCATTTAAGTTAGCTATCAATTCATTTACATCTGTCATTTTTCATTCCTTTGTTTATATATTTATAAAAACTTATGTCCCATTAGTCATTCCAACGTGGGTCATCTCCATCAGGTGTATCATTTTCACCATCTTTAGTTTCCTGGTCGATTTGTTTTTGAATTTCTTCAATTTCATCATCAGTTTGACGTAATACATTCTTACGTATCCATTCGTTAGATATATATTTCCCTACATATTCATCTAGAGAACTTAACATATCAAACCTTTCTCTTAACATCTCTGATTGTTTTAGCTCAGAAAAATAGTTATCTTCTATAAAATTAAAAGCAATACTTTCTTTCCAATCTTTCCAATCAGCTTCGGTTATAATACCTTTTAATAAGAGCTGTGTTTTAAGTAATTGCATAAACAAATCAGAAAATCTTTTTCTTAATCTGTCTATAAACTTCTTAAACTTGACTTCGTCTCTTGTTATCTCGGATGTTCTTCCAAGACTAAATTGAGCTTCTTGTTCTAATCTATTAACTGGAACATTAAGTGACTTATATAATTTCTTTTGGAAGTATATAATATCATCTATTTGTCCTAAGTTTTCGCCGCCTGGTAGCGTAGTGATTTCAGTTCCTCTTCCACCTTCTCTACGTGGTAAAAAGAAATCTTCTAACATACTCATATGTTTTCTATCGTCTTTGATATCACCAGTGCTAGCATCATATACCAATTTGTTTCTATATTGATTCATAATACCTCTTAGGTATTCTTCAGCCTTACCTTTTGGTAAGTTACCAACATCAATATAAAATATCCTACGTTCTGGGGCACGTGATATTCTGTATATTACCAATGAATCTTCCATCATTCTTAATTGATTCACTGGCTTTAATGCCTTATGTAAATATGATAAGATTCTTTTTCTGCCTGGGTCCATAACACCTGATGTACAATATGCTATTGCATCTGGATATATTTTTAATCCCTGCTCTGCTCCATTCATTGTTTTATCTTGGAACAAAAAGAACTCATCAACCTTTTCTATTATTTTTGCACCTGTTTTAGGGTCTTGCTTTTCCTCAACCTCTTTTACTTTTCTAAGTTTAGTTGGGTCAATATACCTTAACTCTTTTATACCTTTTTTAGGAGATTTATTATCGATAATGATATGATATGGTAACCTTCCATCAATATACCATTTACGATATATGTCATGTGCATAAGCATTAAAGTTTAATAGCTTTAATACTTCATCAAATTCATTTTTTATTGTTTCTTTAATTTTATCTGAAATCTCTAATTCATCAAGAACTAGATTTACTGGTGACTCATCATGGTCACCTACAATTGATTCATTTATAATATCTTCTATTGCAGCATCGCATTCTGGTTGTGATGCAATGTCTCTATACTTTAATATTAAATCAACTTCATTCTTAACCTTGTCGCCGTCCATATCAATGTACGCGCCAAAGTGACCGCCAGCTTGAATAACACCTGAGCCGTCTTCATCAGTTTTTGGTACAAATGAAGGTAATTCTTTACCTTTCGTACTTTTCCTATTGATTTCGAATCCAAAAAATTCTGCCATGTTTTACCTCATATTATTGGAGGGACTATTGCCCCTCCTCTAATATTATTTATATACCTAAGAAGTAGTGTCAGATTCCCAGTATTGTACTTGGAATTCAACAGTAAACTCTTCGATGGTATTTTCTGAATCATAACTTACTTCTATCTCAGATATGTTAGTT